AAAATGTCCAATCTGAACAAACCCTCTCCCTAGTGCAAATGTACTAGCCTAGGGGAGGGGTTGGAGATCCTGCTCGCTCATACCACCGCCCTCACAACTTAAATATATTCTCGAAATTAAGATTTTTTATCTTCAACTTTAATAGATAATTCAGGAGCTTGGATATTGATCGTTTCGATTGATTCACCTACAACTTTACCGAGGTCAGCGAGGAGACCTTGTACTACCATGTATTGACCTTTACGCATAGCTTTGTCGATGGCGCGGAGACGAATTGCTTGTATGCGAGAGATTATATTTTCTCTATCTTTAGTCCAATCTTCATCATTCCAGATTTTAACTTGTTTCCAATCATCCCAGCCAGTGCGTTCGGTTACATGTTCTCTGATGGCATGATCTATGACCAGTTGACGAGCTGGGAGACCTTCTATTTGACGTTTATAGAGTCTTTGTTGTCTAGCGAGGATATCGTCTTTGGAGGAGGTCACAGTATTGTAGTTAGACTGTTATTAATAAGATAATAAGGTATGACTGTAAATTCTGCACCAGAGATTAATTTAAGGTGGGCGCAAGGGCAAGTATTTAACAATGAGAAGAGGTTTAGATTGTTGGTGGCAGGTAGGAGATTTGGGAAGAGTTATTTAAGTTGTATTGAATTATTGAGGGGGGCTATTGAACGTCCTGGGGAGACATATTTCTACTGTGCTCCTACATATAGGATGGCAAAGGACATAGCGTGGAAGGCATTAAAGAAGTTAGTTCCGAAGGTATGGATAGAGGCAAAGAATGAGACAGATTTGAGGTTAGATTTGATAAATGGGTCGAGTATTGAGTTGAAAGGGACTGAGAATGCGATGGCATTGAGGGGAAGAAGTTTAGCGGGAGTGGTGTTAGATGAAGCGGCTTTTATGGATTCAGAGGTATGGTTTGAGGTTATTAGACCTGCTTTAGCGGATAAACAAGGTTGGGCGTTATTTATTAGTACTCCTGATGGTACAGCGAGTTGGTTTTATGATTTATGGTGTTATGTAGAGAGTGATCCTACAGATGAATGGAAGAGATGGTGTTATACGACGATAGAGGGGGGTAATGTCCCGAAAGAAGAGGTTGAAGCAGCTAGGGCGCAATTAGATGAGAGAACATTTAGGCAAGAATTTGAAGCAAGTTTCGAGAATTTAACGGGTTTAGTGGCTATATCCTTTGGGGATGCAAATATTACGCAGGAGGCGAAGGATATTAACGTGATGCCTTTGCTGCTGGGAGTTGACTTTAACGTTGATCCCATGAGCGGCATCTGTGCTGTAAGAAAAGACGATACACTATATGTATTTGACGAAATAATTATGACTGGTGGTGCTACAACATGGGAATTTGCGGAAGAAGTTACAAGAAGATATGGGATAGAGCGACGAATTATTGCTTGTCCTGACCCTACGGGTGGTGCAAGAAAAACTGCTGGTGTTGGTGCAACTGATCATGCAATTTTAAGGAGAAGTGGCTTTAATGTTTCTGCACCACGATCACCTTGGAAGATCAGAGATAAGATTACTACTGTCAATATGGCTTTATTAGATGCGAGTGGTGTTAGGAGGACGTTTATACACCCACGTTGCAAAGAGTTAATCAAATCTTTAAGGACTCTTACATATGCACCTAATACGGGCTTACCAAATAAGAATCTGGGTGTTGACCATGCGTTTGACGCTTTCGGTTATTTATGTTTACAACAATTCAATTTGGCAAAACCCGAAACTTTAGGGCAGACTACATACAGGATTTACTAATCACCCTAAGAGTTATGGAAGTTACCGAAGAAATGTTGGATGCAGTTGAAGCAGTTAAGGGGAAGAGAAATCCTCAACTTTGGGATCCTCGATGCGCTCAATATTTAGCTGATAAACAAAAAGGTTCTGTTCAATCTGCTTCAAAACCTGTAAAAAGTGTCAGTACAAGTTAAACTATTGACATAACTTTCTTTCCGTTAATGAATCATGGCTTTCTATCGTGGTGAGGAAGGCTCCGTAAAGTTCAAGAACAGTGCAGGTACAACTGCTGCTATTGCTTCTACAACAGGCTGGAGTCTTAGTGTTTCCAAGGATGTTCTAGATTGCACAGCACATGGCGCAGGCTCTCGTAGCTACGTTGGATCTTTGATCTCTGGTTCTGGTTCTGTTGAGCTTTTATACACGGCAGAAGGTAGTGGAGCTTCCGACGAGTTTATTAAAGAAGCTTTAGTAACTGAAGATGCTGCTGACGCTCAATTTGAGTTATACCTTGGTGATGGCACTAAGAAATTTGTTTTTGCTGGTGTTGTAACTAGTGCTGATTTCGGTGCTTCTACAGGTGATTTACAAAGCGTTAGTGTAAGTTTCCAAACAAGTGGAACTATTACTCCTACTGTTTAGGTGTAACGCAAAATAAAGGAAGAGGTTAACCGTGACGTATGCCGTTCCTGGCCCAATTCGCACAAATATAGTCAGTTCGACCTTCGTTGGTGGAACTGATAGTCCTTTTACACGCACTCGTGCTGTATTGGATATGGTGAAAGGCTGGGAAATTATGAAGGCGGTAACGTTAGGGACTGAATATCTGCGAGATAACTCTCAAGCGTTTTTACCTTTAGAACCAAGAGAAGATTATAGAGCTTATCAATCAAGAGTTGATAGAGCTGTCTTTTCTCCTTATACACAAAGGCTCGTCAGAGCTGCTACTGGCTTGATTTTACGTAAGCCAATTAGTATTATTGGTGATCCATATTGGACTGAAGAGTTTATAAAAGATGTTGATGGTTGTGGATCTGATTTGGATGAATATGCTCGTAGATTAATACTTTGTTCGTTAACTTATGGTCAAAGTCATGTACTTGTTGACTATCCTGCACCTGCTGGAGCTGTTAGTTTAGCGGAAGAAAGAGCTTTAGGGCGTAGACCTTACTGGATTGAGGTTGACCCTGCAAACATTTATGGCTGGAGATTAGATAGAGAGTCTAATTATGGTAAATTAATACAAATAAGGATAGCTGAGAAGGCAGTCGTACCAACGGGGGAGTTCGGTGAGAAGGTTTTCGATCAGGTTAGGGTAATTGAGCCTGGAAAGTATAGAATTTACCGTAAAAAAGAGGCCGAAAAGGCATTATATACAGTAAATGATAGTACTTATTCAGGAAATGTTGAGGGTCCAGATGGTAACAATGATTATGAATTAATAGAGTCAGGTGATTATTCTTTGGGTGAGATACCTCTAACTACTATTTATGCAGGAAAGACAGATACTTTAACAAGCAAACCACCTTTATTAGATATTGCTTATTTAAATCTTGCACATTTCCAACGACAAGCTGACTTAATACATAGTTTGCATGTAGCGTCACAACCGATGCTTGTAATGGAAGGTTGGGATGATCAAACGAAAGACATGGCAATCAGCGTCAACTACGCAATGGCGACCCAACCTGGCAACAAAGTATATTACGTCGAGCCAGCGTCCAGTGCATTTGAAGCTCAAGCGGCAGAGATACAAGAGTTACAACTCCAAATGGCTACGCTCGGCATTAGTACGCTTTCGCAACAGAAATTTGTCGCTGAGTCGGCTGATGCACGAAGACTTGACCGCGTGGATACTAACTCCATGCTTTCGATGGTTTCGCTCGAATTAGAGCAGAAATTACAAAAAGCATTTAACTTATCTGCTGCTTATTTAGGAGTAGAACCACCAGAAATCAAAATTAGTCGTGATTTTGATATTGAAAGGTTAATTGGGCAAGATGTAACTGCTTTAACATCACTATTTGAGCAACAAGTCATTGATAGAGATGAATTTAGGCAAATATTAGTTCAAGGTGAAGTATTACCGAACGCTTCAGAGACTGAAGAGGATTAATACACTAGAATAATAGTCAGGTAACTATTTACTATTATGCCCTCCATTAAATTGGATAACGGTGTAAGGGCAGAAGACTTGGATGCTGCTATTGCGGCTGAAAATGGCACTCCTGCACCTAAGCCAGTCAAAGAAGCTCCAGCTCCAAAGGCTAAAGCTGTAAAAACCGAAACTCCAAAAACATCTGAATAAACATGGAAGAAAAAATCATCCAGCAGGAGTCTGTGGCTCCTGTTGAGCAGTCTGTGGCTGCTACAGATGCGTCAGCGGCTCCAGCAATTGATGTTGAAGCAATTAAAGCTGAATATGAAGGGCGACTTGCTGCTGAGAGAGCTAGTAGAGAAAAAGCAGAGAAATCTTTTGGCGAATTAAAGTCAAAAGTTGATGAAATGTATAAAAAAGCGGATGAAAAACGCTTAAAAAGTCTTGAAGACCAAGGTCAATACAAGCCTCTTTGGGAGGAAGCTAATAAAACAGCTCAATCTAAAGATGCTGAGATTGGGACTTTAAAATCTCAAATTGAAGAGTTACAACGTTCTACAGAGACAGAATCAGTTCGTAATGCAGCATTAGCAGCTATTAGCGATGCTGGAGCTATTAATGCAGAGCAAACTCTTTCTCTTTTGCAGAAGAATCTTCAGAAAAATAACGAAGGTAAAACTGTTATTTTAAATGGAGGAGTTGAACAGGATTTAAATACTTATCTAAGTAATTTAAAGAATCCTGGGAGTGGTTGGGAGCATCAATTTAAAGCTAGTAGTGCTGCTGGGATGGGTGCAAAGCCAAGTCCAACATCTAATGTAGCTCCAGGGCAAGAAAACCCTTGGAAGACGGGCAATCTCACGCAACAAATGATATTATCTAACCAAGACCCCGATCTAGCAGCCGTGCTGCAAAGAGAGGCATCCCAGTAACACAAGTTTCGATGATTCTTTAACAAGTAAGTCTGTGACTTATGGGAAGAATTATCTTTAAATCTGTGATTTAGTTGGAACGTGTTACTACCAAGTCTGTGGCTTGGCGGTCAATTAAACCGTAATTCTTTAGGAGGAAGAAATGGCAGCCCCATTTCAGAATTACTCTGGCGGTGTCTTACTCGCAGACATCGTTAAGAGAAATAATTTGTCTCGCTATGTAAGTGAGGCAATAAAAGAGCGCAGTCTATTCCTTAAGAGTGGTGCTGTAGCTCGTAACTCTTTCCTTGATGCCAAGGAAGGTGGTACACGTATTCAAGTTCCTGAGTTCAACCCAGTTTCACCTACAGAAGAGGTAATGACTGGTGCGGCTAACTGGGGAACATCAACTGCTGGATATTTAACTCCACAGAAGATCACCACAGATACACAGATTGCATCTATCTGCCACAGAGGCTTTGCTTATGCGGTTGATGACATTGCAACTTTGGCTGCTGGTGAAGATCCAATGCTTCACATCCGCAACCAGCTTGCTGATGCAATCAATAAGTTAAACAGTCAGAGACTTTTCTATCAGTTACATGGTTTGTTTGGTTCTGCTTTAGCCGGAAACAAGCTTGACATAGGTAAAGCTGGTACTGGTGCTGCTGAAGCTAACTTCTTGACAGCTTCTACTGTTGCAAGAGCAAGAAATCTTCTTGGAGAGCGTGGCGACGAGCTAGACACTCTAATCGTTCACCCTTCTGTTGGTTTCTACCTTTATCAGACAGGACTGTTAACCTTCTCAACTTCTTCACTAGTTTCTGGTGGAGCTGTTACATGGGGTGGCGGTGGTGCTGGCGTTGATGCTAAGAGCATCGGTACATTCGCTGGCATGAATGTTGTTATGGATTCTCAGGTGAACGCTGTTCAGCCTGGTTCCAGTGGACATCAAATTGAGTTCTACTGCTACTTAACTAAGGGTGGAACAATTCTTGAAGGTGTTCAGCAGGATCTACGGATTGAAGCTGATCGCAACATCCTTTCCAAGCAGGACGTTCTATCAGTTGATTATCACACTGCATACCATGTACTTGGTACTAAGTGGACTGATGCTGGTGACAACCCAACCAACTCCAACCTTGGAGCATCTGGTAAGTGGGGAGCTACTTACGATATTGATCTAATTCCTTTAGTTCAGTTAACAGTTAACTCACCTCTAGACACTTCTACTCTATAAATAGAGAGCAGTAGGTCTGCATAATTAAGCCTCACTTTCGGGTGGGGCTTTTTTATGACGCTATGATGGGAGAGATATCT